ATAATAACCTGTTCGGGTAATTTGTGATAAGTCCGCCTTATAATAATCCTCAGACAAGTAATCAATACCGTTAAATCTATAAGCTACTTGTGAGATATGGCTAGCCGGCACAATTCTTGAACTTGCCGGAATCACATTCCCCAACCCTAAAACCGGCTCTTGCCACGCTTGCAAGCGCTTGATGGCATCGTTATTCACGCTGTCTAAGCTGACTCCAAAGTCAAAGATATTGAGTGTTGAATAAACTCGTTTCCATCGTTTGCCACCAGCCGTCACAATCACCGTGCCGGCATTGTCTACGGTAGTTGTATCTGCAAAATCAGCATAAAACTCTCCACCGCCTAAATTTTTCCCAGCGTAGTAGGATTTAACCAAAATGCGTTGTTGGTCTTCTGTTGGCTCGATGGTGCGTAATTGAGCAATAGATTCACATTGACCGATGAACTTAAATCCGTCAGGAGAATTAAGTAAATCCTGAGTAGAAATGCAATCCCACTTCCCGAAGTAATTTTCGGAATTGAAATCAGTTGTATTGTTGTCTATCAAGCTAATAAATAGCTTTCCTTTATCATTGCTAATTAATAGTGAACCTTTTGGATATCCTCCTATAGCATTACAAAAGTCCATTTCAAATGGATAAAGGCAACCTTTATTAAGGTGGACAATATGTGTCGATAACTCATATAACACTCCGTTCATATCCTTACCCGAAGGTGCTTTTCCTCCTTCATGAATAGGCTTCATAGTTACATCCGGGAAACCATCTTCGTAAGTCGCCGTGGCGGATGTAACTCCTGAACCTTCTCGATTCAGTGGTATTTCATTTTTTAATCCCTTTTCAGCCCAAGGATGCGTGAGTAGCTTTAAGTTTTCCATGATTTCTCCAACAAAAAACCGTTTATGGAATAAGAACCATAAACGGTTAAGTTAATGAATAATTTAATTTGTTTAGTTTTTATCGCCAATATAAAAAGCAGCTTGCCCGAATGGAGCTAACTCATTTTCATTAAATCCCCAAGTATATAATTGCTCTGGCTCATAAAAGTCACAAAGCACACCGGTTGGACGAGGTAGTAATGTCATAACTATTGCCTTTTCTACATCCAGCAGTTTGAATTCAAAAACATACCTAGCCGTCATTGTTCCCGACTTAACAAAGTAAGCTCGACCTCTTTCTTTAAATAGTATCTGCAGGATCTTATTGATATTCGGTGCTGTTGCATACACAATATTCGTCATTGCTTTAACAAAAAGCATTGACTTATACATTGCATCATTCATCCTGTAGCTAGTTGGGTTAACTTTATCCTTTAGCTCAGTCGAGGCTATACTGGAACCTTGAAAGGTAGTTTGGTCATTAATTTCTACAAAACGAGATAACCCAAGCACCACTCCCCAAAAGTCAAGTCCAACACCTTCAGCAGTATCAATGTCCCAATAAATATTATAGAACTGCCTGAAGCAATCTTTTGTCTCAAGATATTCATCAGCAAATTGAATGATACGGTTCATAATTGGACTGTTTGCATACTGACTAATGATTGTTTTTTGTAGATGAGGTTTATTCATTCTTCCACCAAAATTATATTTTCCGAAAAAAGAATGGGGTATTGATCTATCCCCAGCTGAACCTTATTCTCAAAATTAACACCATCACTACTTACTTCAACATCAAGCAAGTAATCCTTAGGAAAAGATTTAATGATCGAAGAAACGTAATTCATTGCATAAAAAATTCTACCAATCTTGCGATGAGAAGATTGATCAAATTGCATTTTAATTGCTTCTTTCATCTCATTGAGATAATCGCCAACCAGCCCAGACTTAATTTTTACCCTAAAGAAAATTGGCGTATCCAAAGGTCTCATGAAATTGATGTAATATGTTGGCTTAGGAGTAACGTAAGTATCATCAGTGACTACTATTTCAGTATTACCATTAAAGTCACATCCATTACCAGAATATAACCATATCATTTTTGCAATATCTAAATCATTTCCTCCTCTTACAGCAACATAAACACTATGAGGTTTTATAGGATATCCAGTTGCTCCATGTTTTACTGTTTTGTTTGTAGGATTATCAATAACATAGCAATCAATCACTCCTTCTAATTTCATTACATTAGCATGCACAGCAGATGGCATACCTTGAGCATTCATAGCTACGCTTTCTCTATATCGTTCCGCAAAATCCTGTCTGCTTTCCCGTTCTGTACCAACAACCGCATCTTGTGGGTTGGTAACACGGTCTAGCCCGATAATCGATTGATGAATTTTTGTGATCGTATTAGCTTTTGCACCATAAACACCGTTAGCAATAACACGTCCTTCCACAGTGCCGTTTTCTAATATGCTGATCTCTTCATCTAATATCCATTCATTATTGGTGGTATCTTTGATAACTAACCCTTTTGGAATAGTTACACCCGGTAAACCAACAAATTGACAGGTGGCAAAAGAGTTCACTCGCCCTTTTCGTTTTACGAAATAAATTTTAGCAATAGCATCTTGCATAATGCCGTCGGAATAAGTCGGATCAAGATTATTCACTAGCCACGCAATTTGATTATTTTTATCAGCAATAATCGCAGCTATCGAGCTGGCAAGTTGTCCCTGTGGTGTTTCTAAGTTTTGGCTTAGTCCACCACCAAATGCCGCATTAAAGTCCGCCAGCACACCGTTTAGAATTTCTTGTTCGCTCGGTAAAATTAAGCCTTGCGGTGTAAACTGAATTGATGGCACATTCGTCTGTATCGTCATAGTTTCACGCTCATCTGTCTATTTTGTTCATCGGTAAAAGTCACAGAGCCGGTCACTTCCCGACTGGCTCCGCTTTCAATATTTGCTTTGGCAGAAACCACTCCTTTAACTCTGAGGGCTGCTTGCTCTAAGCGATATTGATATAATGCTAGAGATTGCTTCTTCCCAAGTGTTTCATCAAAATAAGGAATCCCTTTCTCCGTGTCATAATACAACTCGCCTTTAAACAGCTTTATGGCACTTGCCACATCTTGAGCTTTAGCATAAGGATCTTTTGCATAAGCGATATTCCCCTCATCATCAAGGCATAAATCCCACCTTTGCGGGTGTAAAAATAACGTTGTCATACATTACCCCGTTTTCCGGTCAGGTTGTGGCCCACCATTGTGCGTGTGCGTATCATAAACCTGTCGCATATTTTTCATTGATTTACCTCCTGATTTGGCATTATCGGTAATATCTCCGGCAGCGTTTACTGTTGAGGTAGTTTCAACAGGGGCATCTAATTTGATTGATGTGCCTTTTAGCAAAATTTCACCGGTAGAAACCAACTCAATGCCCGAATCTTTGAAAAAGAGATATTGGCTCGGCACACCGTTAAGAAAACCGCCAAAATACAAGCCATCTGCATAATCAAATTTTCGTCTGCTTTGTGGGGTCGAGGGGGCTTTGTTCACTTTCACTGAGGAAATATCACGACTGCAAAAACCACACATTCCAATATCGCCTACTTCCGGATCGATAATAACCGCATTGCTGCCACCCTGAAGTCTAAAATAAGGGATATTGTGGATTACACCGTGTGCATACGCTTTGCCACTACCGTCGAGTTGTGCCACCATTGGTTGCACATCTACCGTGCCGACCGGTCCGATGCCGGTTGCATTTACCGCAATCACTTGCACTAATGTCACTGTTTGAATTCGATTCACAATGCCGGAAATAATAAATTCAAATTCGCCTGTGCCACCTAAAACTTGATCGGGCTTTAGTAAACCTAAATTATTTGACAATTTTCACACCTCCGGGGTAAATGGCATCGACTTCTGATAACCAACGCCCTCCTGATACTTCACTTTCTAAATAATGGCTTAATCCAACAACCAGCCATTTGCCATTACAAATTTCAACTAAACTGTCTTTAATTTCCACAAGCCCTTGGACGCGTATAACAGGATCAAATAAACATTGAAACCTTGTGCCGGTAATGGTTGGGGTTGGATATCCAATTAATCCGCTACTCGGCGAAATAACGGGAACTAAAATATCTCTTGCTTGACCTTGCGGCGTGATAGCAATCGTATTAAATTCCACGACCGCTTTTGCATTGATGGCATCACATAATTTAAAAACTTGATCTAAAGCGGTTTCAGACAAGTAAGGGTTGCTCACTTTCTCTGTTACACCATTATTCTCAAATTGCATACTCATTTTTTGGCAAATTTGAGCGGCCGCTGAAGCCACATCAACTTCACCGTTAAAACTTAATGGCGGAACCGGTCTAATTTTGTGTTGTAAAGCTGATGTACTATCAATCGTTAAGATCACCTCAGGGCTTGAACCATAATTCGGATAGGCATATTGAATAACGCCCTCATAAACCAATATATAGCTTTCTCCCCCATCTTGGCTTGCCTCTACTCTGACGTAATTCAGCTTAGCGTCATCAGTATTCCAGCGGATTTTCGCCAATTTATTCATTACCTTTTGACCAAGCCCGTATATCATTAGCTTTGCACTCGGCATTAGTGCACCGTGTCCGCTTTGAATTGTGACACTCGCCCTCAATCCCTTAACAATCACCGTATTATTTTCATCTTTGTCAAAATGCGGATCTTGCTGTCCAAGCACAAAAGAAAACTTCAGCTTTTTCTTGGTAAAACTTGACATTACGCCCCCCAAAACAAGCGGTATCTTTTGCCTAATTCTTTGCAATGCGGAGCTTGCCGCCCTTGCATATCTTTAAAAAACAAAACGCCTTTCATCGGCAGGTAACCTACATCAATTAAAGGCGTTAAATCTTGACAAATTCGGTTATGCACCACCGCTACACCGTTGCATTTTATGCTGATATAAAGCTGTTCTTCCAAACGGGTATGCAAGGTGATTTCGAGTTCTTGTCCCTCAATTTGGCAGCGTACTCGTTGATTTGCCACCGCTTTAAGTGGAATATGATATAAGTCCAAAATCAACCTCCCATTCCAACGGCGTTCATCAAGCCATCTTTCAGTTTATCAATAACTGCACCGGCCCCCTCGGTTTTTAATGTTTCTTTCATATCACCGATCTCTTGTCCTATATCAAAAAGGACTGAAGTATTGCCGGCTTCAGTATTTACTTTCTCTGGCGTTACATTCCCTTGCTCTTGCACAGCTTCTGCCGATTCTGCTTTAGTTTTCGTGTATTCCACCTCTACCTCTCGAATTTCCTGCAGGTGTAAATTTACTTTAATCAACCTTGCACCGTCTCCGGCTTCACGCACATAGTCATAACCAACGATATTGCAGTTCGGGTAAATAGCTTCAGGAGTGATCACCATAAATAAATCAGTGCTGTTGGCAAAGGCATCGACAAGGGCTAAAAATGCTCCTCGTTCTTTCACACCACCACTGCCTTTTGTCATTACTACATTCACGGTATAAGGCTCGATCACTTTGTTGTAAGCGGCAAATGAGCCTTTTTCGAGTGGTGCGGTAGAAATCTTTGAACGACTCTGATATTTCACCGATTTCACATTATCAGCAAGTAAAAGGGGAATGCCGTTTTGATCGAACACTCCCCAATAATTGCCAAATAATAAATTGATACCCAACGCACCACCGAATTTTATTGCCGCATCACCGATATTTTTCGGCAACCCCGGCACACTCGGTATGCCGACAGAACTCCAAGTCATAGTTTCTCCAATAAAAAACCGCACAAGCTATAAGCCTATACGGTTATATTCTGTAAATATTAGATACGCCGAAATCCACTTGCAGTTTCCTGCAAGCGGTCGGCTGATGTTATATGTTTAATTTAAAGTTCGATGAAATCTCGTAGGTAATCTTGGTCGTCTTGTGGAAGTTGTCCTAGTTGCGTGAGCAGTACGCCTCGCACTTTACGCACAAGAGCTGAACGCTCGCCAAAACTATCGCAGTAGCTTTTGAGGATTGCGACCAATTCTGATTTTCGGCTTTTGCTTAACTCTTCGCAGATTGCTCCAAGCTCTTTTATCATTTTGCCGACATCACGGTAGAAAATAGCTACTGGTAATACATCATTTATGCGGGCGGTGCTTGGTGCCGGCAAGCCTACGGTTTCAAATTCACTTGGCACTTGCTTAATCGGCATACCGGCAAGGTAAATCAACACATCACGCATTTGTTCGGGTTTGAGCTGGGTGTATTTGGCAACGTTGAATTTGGTTTTTAAGTGGTGGTAAACGTTGTTGTAGTCTCGTCCTGTGCGTTTAACGGCACGATTGACAGCCTCTTGCACTTGGCGTTGTTCGTGTTCGTTGATGTATGGGCTTGGCAATGTTTGTTCAATCTGTCTTTCCGATTTGCCAAAGTGCCAGTAGTTGTAAAGTGCTTCAAAACACTCTTCTTGGTAGCAGATCACTTTTTCTTTTAAATCTGCCCGCACTTTTTCGGGGTTAATGCTAAAGAGCCAGCCGTTGAGTTTTTTGATTGGCATACAAATCATCTTTTGTAATCCGCCATTTGTAGGCATAGAGATATCTCTACACCCGAATTTATTACCTGATTTACTGAGTTTTTGTTGTTGTCCGCCCCAATCTAATCCCATAGCTTCAACGATAGGTTTAACCGCAGTATAGATAACATCTTCGACTTTTAAAGTAATAAGATCTGAACCGTGAAAAGAAATAGTTTGAGTAGTAATTTGATTAGACATAAGTCTGCTCCTGTTTGTTTTTTCGAAGTTTAGTTTTCCCTATTCAATAGGGTGCCGAGAGGTTCGAAAACCGCAAACAGACGGTCGGGATTATTCCCCTTTCGGGTATTGTATTCTCCGCCCTCTCGACATTGAGCCTGTACAATCTTTTTCTAATGGCTGGAAAAAGATCGCAAAATTTAGACACAAAAAAACCGCTTGTCTGACGGGTGCGGATTGCCGCTGTTTGTTTAGGTTTCGACGCCTATGGGGAAATAGTACTACTCAAATTTTGGTTTGTAAAGCTATTTTATCATCTCAATCAACACATTTGCTAACGGTGTTACACATAAGGCAAAAACGCCCAACGCTATAAGTACGATTGAAATAGCTATCGCACCACGCATAATAGGACTTGCATTTGTTTCCATTTCTAACCCCTTTTTTAAGTGGATTTTTAACTTTGTTTTGCTATAATTGCTCATAATTTATTTAATCATTCCATATTAATGGTTAAATGAAAAACCCCAAGAGTTCGCCGCTCTTGGGGTTTGTTTTTGGTAATAAAAAACCACCTGTATTGCTACAAGCGGCAAGATTTTATTTTTATAATGTTACTTTTTAAATGTAACATTATCTTTAAATACATATTGATTAAGAAATCTCAAAGCATTCTTTTTCTTTACATTATTTAAATATGCTTCCGAATTATTTTTCAGGTTATTAATTGTATGTTCTATGACCTTTTCAACTTCACGTTTAGCAGTACTTTGCTTTCCATTCCTTTCATAGAAACCAGCACTATACTTTCTAATAATATAGCTTTGATTGCTATCAAGAGATAGCATAAGAACCATACCTAAAATCTGAGAGTAATGATCGTTACTACCTCCATTCTCTATAAAGTGCATAAAATCATTATATTTTTTATCTAAGAGATGCTTGTATATCATCCACTCATTTCTATTTTGAGAGGCTAATCCAATCTTAATATCTTCAGAAATAAGAATTTTAGCTAATAATAAATCAACCTTTGAAAGCATTAATTTTTCAATTTCAGTTTTTGATACAAAAACTGATTCTAAAGGAGGGGTTTCTTTACGCAAAGGAAGAAGACTCTTTCCTGTCTCATTTTTTATTCCGCTTAAATTAACCTTTCCATTAAACTTAGAAAATATTAGTTCATATTTTTTAGGATTATGCTCCCATTTACACAAATGAGTAATTTCCTCTAAATTTGACTCATTATAAAATTGTTTATTAGCAACTTTATGACTAATAATTTTTTCAAATGATTCAAACATTCTTATGCCCATAGGGAACTTAAACCCTTGCTCTCCTAAATAAGCAGACCGCTGCCAATGAAATCCGGTGGTTTTATGTCTAAGTTTCTTAGCAGATGGATTTAGGTGTTCCATTTCAACTGTCTGATATAGCTCTCTAATCATCGTTTCCGTAAAAGCACACTCATTGAATATAATGTCATTCATTTCACTTATACTCTTAGATCGTAACTTATCCATTTCTTCTTGAACTGACAATTCCTGAGTTACAAACTCAGGAATTGTATAAACATCATATTCAAATGGTAAGGCACTAGAAGAACAACTAACGATGGCAGACATTATTCCAATCAGTTTTTTCATTACGAAAACCCCGTATTAAATTGCATCACATTCACTCGGTTTTGCACCCCATTAACAAAATCTTGGGCTGTTCCGCCAAGTGTTCCTGCTGATGAGTTTATATGAATCCCCCCATTAAATGCAACCTCTGTTTTTTGGTTGTTGTTAATATTTTGCGGTTGAGACAAACTTTGCATTGTAGCAAAAGTGTGCTGATTAGCGTTTAGTGCATTTGCTACTGCATAGCCGCCAATTGGCGTATTCAAATTGATAGGCTTGCTCTGAATAGATTTACCTTGTTTAGCTAACTGAATCGCCTTTCGCCCTGTATTATAGTAATCAGATATTTTTGTTCCATTCCCATCTGAGCTATCTATACCTGAATTTGCAAAAGCTTTCGCTCCGCCAGCTCCTTTTAAGTGAGCTGCCATCAATAATCCAGCTTTATGCTCCGCAGAACCTTGATAAGTAGATCCTAAATATCCAACATTCTTATTCATAAGAGCTACGATTGCATTATCTTGAATAGCTTTATTGCTTAAGAAAGCTTCTCGACCACCTTTAATAGTCCAGTTGCTTGAATCTGCTAAAAATGCCTTGTGAACATCAGCATCAGAGCCATTAGATAATCCTTTACCGTGTTTTCTTACTGCTGCTCTATATTTTTCATCATCAATTAACCCTGCATCAACTAATGCGGCCGCACCAAACTGATATAATCCTAAATAGCCGTATTGATTTTCCGCCCTGAGGTTTCCACCACTTTCACGCTTCACCATTTGAGCAGCCAATGCCCCTGTTTCTTCTTGCGTAAGACCTTTAACAGATTGTTGCCCCTCAAAGACAAAATTTCCTTTACTAAATCCTTTCTTGCTATCCATCAGTTTGTTCTCATTACCGGTAGGACCAACCTCATCTGGGTCAAATCCGCCCCAAATATTCACAAATCGAACAAATCCATTTTCTACCCTTGTAATGGCGTTATCTGCAAAATTAACAACCTCATCGACTGCTTTCTCAGCATTCTTGGCAAAATTCCCTGTTACTTCTTTAAGAGCTTCTGAGCCTGTAATCTCGCCATTCCAATATTTTTTACCCGTATTGACAGCCTCTTCTATATTAGTAACGCCAGCGTCTATTATTCCACCGACACCTTTCAGTGCATCACCAACAATATTATCACCAACAAAATCTACTGCGGCATTAAACGCGTCTTTCCCTAACTCTTTTGCTGCGTCCCACGCTGCAACAAATTCTCCATCAAGTAATAGGTTGATGACATTTAATACTTTATCTAGTGCAGGAAGAAGCGAGTTATATATATCTTTCGCCACATTTTTGAAACCTGTTGCCAAGCTATCTATAGACATCTTCCCATCTTTGGTAAAGCCTTTAAGTTCTAGCCAAGACTTAGCAGCATTAACCGCGTCTTCCCAAGATTTATAACCGGTTAATAAATCGGCAAACGCATTTTTCAGGTTGCCAACGGTAAAATCTGCATCAAAAATCCACTTCTTAAATAATCCCCAGTTAAATAGCGAAGTACCTCCGTTCGCCCACTTTTCATAATCATCGTAGAGCAATCCAATAGCTGCTGCTAACCCCGCAACAATTAAAATCATTGGCAGGAATGGAGCAATAAACGCTAAAGCAGCACTTGCACCGCTAATAAGCATTGGGATTAGAGCAATAGAGATCGCCCCTGCAATCCCATAAAATACCCCTTTTACAAGGTTTTCATTTTTCTGCAAATATTCAAAAAACGCATTAGTTGCATCGGCAATTTTGAGTAATACCGGCATAGCGGCATTGGCAATCATCAGTTTTAAACCTTCAAATTGCTGGTTTAAATAGGCGGTTGCCGCAGTCAGTTTGCGTGCTGTTTCAAGGTCTTGCTGGTTGGATTTGTAGATTTTAGCGGTTTTATGCAAATGCTCTTCAAGACCTTGTCTGCCTTGTGCCAGCATTTCAAACGTGCCTTCATCAATCCCCATTTGTTGGGCAATGCCAAAGGCTTTTACTCTATCCATTGAGCTGAATTTGTCTGCCAATTCCAGCATAATGTCTTCAAGTTTTTTTGCTTTTTGTGAGCCGTCTAATAGGTTAATGCCAAGTGCATTAAAAAATTGAGTAACAGAGGTATCACCTTGTACAGTTAAACGGGTAAGACCTGCAGAAAGGTTATTTAGATAACCGGTTAAACCCTCTGCTGAACCGCCTGAAAGCTCTGCTGCCCCTCTCCAACTTGCTAAAGCACGGCTTGTCATACCGAGGTTTTTAGACGTAATATCCAGTTCTTTGTTAGCTTTGGCGGAGTCTAAGAATAACTTATCAAAACCTATACCAAAGGAAATCATTGTTCCTACTGCACCAACAATCATTTTGAAGGCTCTGATTTTTTTTGTAAGTCCATCAAAAGCTTTTAGCAAGTCTTGAACTGATTTGTCATTTTTCTTGGTCTGTATTTCCTGCTCTTTCAGAGCTTTTGTGGATTTCTTGGCTGATTTCTCGCTTTTACCCTGCTCCGCATTGAGCTTTTTAGTACCTTTGGCGGCACTTTCAGCCGCTTGCCCGTGGTTGTCTAAGGCTTCGGTGTTTTTATTGACCGCCCCCTCTAAACGTTCCAATAGGGATAATAACGGCTTTGCTACTGCCGTAAAACTATCATTCGCTGCAATCTCTATCGCTAATGTATCAATAACATCTGACATTATTTATTATCCCTATGGTTGTAAGTATCCACGCTGAACACTTCGATTAAATCTAGAGCATCTTCTAGCCCATAAATAGTCTGTAATTCGTGCAAGGTTGCCAATTTGCTACTAACAACAACCCCAACAACCGAACTTACATTCACATACGCAACAGCATTACTTTCTTTACCTACTCCGAGATCGGGGTAAGTTCGAGATCCAAAAAATCAATATGCAACGCAAACGCCTCTTTTCGCAATTTCCAAAGCGTTGTGATGTCACTCACATCACCAATCGCTAAATCAATCGGTCTGGTTGAGCCGCTATCCATCACGATTTCTACACAATCCAATAGTTCATCTAATAACGGTAAGGCTTTTTCTTCCGGAATTTGCTTAAAAGCCGCTAGTGCAACTCTTGCCATTCCCAACATTCCTTCCGAAGCTGGCGGAATACCTTCCATTCCACTCGCCAAGGCAAGTAATGCACGAGAAGCCCACTTGTCCGCTTTGGCAATCGGCATTTCCGTAATCAAAAACGTCGTGCCTGCATCTCGTCCCTTTTCAATCGTGATTTTTTTTGTTTTTAAAGCCATTTTTTTATTCCTCTGAGGTGGTTAAATATCTAAGAACAGATCCATTTGCTGAATTTACCCTATATCTTTAAAATTCAAGTAACAGCTGTTCCATTCTATCTAGTCTCTCTATGCCAATTTCATAGGTATGCTTTTCTACTTTTCGTTTTTGCAACGCTCGCCCAGCCTCACTGCCACGCTTTTTTGATTCACTTTCATTTTCTTCTAAGTTTTCACGTTGTTGGCGGATGTCCTCCCATTTGGCAATGCCGGTTGTCCAATAATCCCATAGGACTTCGTAACACTCTGTTTGATAACGAATCAGCTTTTCTTTGATCTCGGGATTTACACGAGAAGGATTTACACCAAACAGCCAGCCATTAAGGTAATGTAACGGCAAACAAACTGCTTCTTGCTCACCACCATTTGAAGGTATTCGTATAACACGAATACCTTGTGAAAGTACTTCATTTCGTTGTAATCGCTCAAATTGAGCGTGCCAAACTAAACCGATATTTTCTGCCACCTGCTTCATTGGTACATATGGCTTATCATTTTGATTGATAACTAAAATGTCTGAACCAAAAAATTTTGCTTTTAATGCTTTCATTATTTTTTCCTTTTATGAATTTTGGATAATAAAAAACCCGACCATTTCTGATCGGGTTGTGAATTACCGCAACATTCCTACCTTATTACAGGCTCGTAAACTCACGATTTAAAGCTGTTTGGGAACATTAAAGGTTAAATATCTTCTGCACCGTTATTCACGACTTTGAATGAATAGGTCGCAGATTCAAGCAATTTCTTCGCATTCGTACCGCCCGGAATGTTCACTAAAAAGCCGGTTGCCGAATAGCGTTTGCCGATAGACGGAATTTCGCACGAGAATTCAAACGGCACAGTTTCTTGGTTGTTGTTGATATGGTTAATCACACCATCAAAAAAAGAACGGCTCGGGCTGTTGGCTTGAAGTTGAATATTTAAATCGACTTCATAAGGCGTAAATCCGCCTGATTGCACACCATCAACGCCGATCACGGTTTCGCCGATTGCACCTTGCCCGAAGTCAAAGGCATTATCGGCGGCGTATCCTTCCATTTTGACCCACGATTTGTTATAACCCTTTGCCCGCACAAGTAGAATGCTGTTTGCGGCGGTCAGAGTTTTATCAATATTTGTACGCATAATTTATTCGTTTCCTTTTTTTGCAAAAAAGCGGTCGAATTTGACCGCTTGTTACTGTTATTGAACGTTAATAGAAGCAAGGTTAATGGCGTGAACACTGCCGCCGTCGGTGTACCATAACTTCATCGGCATTGACTGGCGTTTACCTCGCACCTGTGCCGAAGTTTTGCCAATATAGAGTGAATAACCTTGTGCCTCAATTTGGGCGGCGGTATCCATTCCGGTGTCTTTATTGATTAAGGCTTTTTGCTGTTCGCTTAATGCCACACCAATTTGGATAGAGCCGAAATCTAACGCCTCTTGAATCGGATCTTGACAAGCCGCACGTTGTAAAGCCACGCCGAGAGCGTTATATGGCACAGACTTCGCCGAAGTAAGCAAGGTAATCAAGGCAAGTTGTAATTGGCTATTCAGGCGAATTTGATTGATGTAAGCGTCAATCCATTTCCATTTGCCGGCAATCTGACCCGGCGACAAGAACAAGAAGCGGTCGTTTGCGGTTGCCCAAGCTCCATAATAGTTGTAGCCGTTATCTTCCAAAATCTGTGCAACAGTGGCATCAGTTACATCGGCAGTTAAACCGGCTTGCCCTTTGAATTTATAAGTAATTCGTCCTTGTCGTTCGGTGAAATCAATAGAAGCGGTTGCACCACACACAAAAGCGGCTTTATCTAGTCCGCCATAAATAGCAACTGTGCCGTTATAAGCAGATTCTTTTAACCACGCTCCGAAACAAGTGTTATTACCGGCTTGTACCGCACCGGCTTCTTTGCCCCAAGCAACATACAAGAAACGCTGATCTTGGTCGTTACTCCATTTCGCAAAGGCTTTTTTGTCGTCTAAACTTGGCTCAAATACGGTGGTAAATGTCGCCCAGTTTAAAGTGGATTTGATCACCTGCTGCATTGTTTCAGTCGGCGATGTTTCAGCACTACCTTGGGAAATAACCGCACCGACTGATTGCGATAAGCCTAACTTGTCTGCAACATCACCGGTTGCGAAAGTGATAGCAGATGATGAACCTGTGGTGCCGGATGAAATCTTGAATGATTGCAACTGCGGATCAAAAGAAACCGTTACATCGCCCAGTGCGGAAGAAATAGTTTCTGCCGCCTGCGAAAAACTTTTTGATGAACGGAGGTTAATTGACGAAGCGGTCTTCTCTACACCATCAATATTGATAGTAAGAGAGCCTGAAACCGTTTTCAATTCTTCCAATGACAACCCTTTTACTGAATTACCAACCAAGAAAGCCCCTTCTGCTGCCTCGTTGTAGGCAAAGAAAAACAGTGTGCCGGGTTTGATGGTTGAGTTGTCAAAGCCTTTAAAGTAAACTGCCGCCGCTTGATACTCTTCTGAGGCGAAGCCGAAGTATTCCCCTACCGCATCAGCAGTCGCAAACGGTACGGCTTGAGCAGTCGGCAGATTTTGATTTTTGCTTAAAAACACGGCATTCATTGAGAGTGGCGAACCACCGGCACTTAATACCGCAGGACTGATATTCACAATCCGGGAAGCAGGAATAGATTGAAACATAGCTATGTTGTTCTCCTATAAAGAATGAATAGAAATTCTTGGGTTGGTAATAAAATCTTGTTCGTGAGTGATCACAGGGTTGTAGGTTAAATATGCCGTTACCATATATCTCTCCTCGTATTCGCTGGCTTCATTGGTAAACGGCAAATATTTCGGTTCGTCACAATGAAGCGGCTGGCAACGCTCCAATCGCTCACAGGCGTATAAATTCCGCCATAATGTGCAAAATTTCCGTGAAATTTCACCGCTTGTCTCGCCGTAAAAGTCAAGTTGCATCTGAATTTCAAGGCTCTGCATCACTTCTACATTGCCTTCATCAATGCTGTAATCATAAGCATTAGTGGATAAGGCTTGTTCGTGAATAATATTCATCAAAATAAACGGCGGATTTGGTAGCGGTGCGTTATTGCTATAGCCTCGAATAACCTGATCGCCCTCTAAATGAAAAAGCCCGAGCAAATAAGCCCGGACTTCTCGATAAATATCATTATGAGTGGTGTTTAAGGTTACTTCTGCCGCCATATCACCACCTTGCACCAGTTAGGAAAACTTTCGGCAACGGATTTAATCAGCCATTCTGATTCCGTTTTTTCGCCAAAAGCCTTAAACACTAATTTATCCGCTCCCTGTTGAGAAAGGCGGCGTAGGGCGTGAATCTGCCCTGAAATATAAACATTAAGCAACTGACCCTGTTGGGCGAGACTGTCAAAAAGCTGTAAATCATTGGTTGAAAGGCTTTGAGGCTGAATTTTGACGTTGATTTCATCAAACTTTGCCACTCTTTTGCCGGTGTCATCCGTTTCTGTTCCGGCATTGAGTTTCAATACTGCCGGAATATTCGGATTGACTGTGGTGATCGCACGATTTGCGATTTGGCGTAGGTTCATTGTTCATTTACCTATTTCTTTGGAAAAGCGAATTTATTCGTTTTTTCACTTGATTAGAAATTGATCTTGGGGTTATACTGTTTTTGCTTGAAGCTCCTGCATCAATACGAGCGGAATAGGATTGATGTTCAGTAGCGGTAGTCTTGCCATCCCCCTTGCTACCTGCATCTTCAAATAACTCAAAGGCAGTAATAATCCAAGCATTACTGCCTTTTGATTTTCTAAGAGATACTCGGCATTTCTCGTGGTCGATTTTAAGTGCCGTTACGTTTCCTTTCTCGAACTTATCAACAGTCTTCCCTTTAGCAATGGTTTCCACGACATTCTTTGTCAGCATTTTGGTAGCTTGTTCATAACTTAAATTATCTTTTCTCATACGAGATTCAATAATGTGAGATATACCCATAGCACCTTTGGTTTTCCCACTGGCTTTAATTTTTCCAGTATCACCCCACTCAAAATCAATCCAGCCAAGTTCGTTATGATACATTGCACGATGAACAGTTCTTTTTTCTGCGATTGCGGTATTCATCGCTGAGCGACCTCGCCCGATATTCGCTTTCACAGACTTCATTGCAGATTGTGAGCCATCTTTCCCAAACTGCCCGTTTGCCGCCCTCGGGTGTTTGCTTTCGTCCCACTCTTTGCTGTCAAATGACATTGCCAGCCATAAGCGATTAATCCGTTCAATGTGTGATTGTGTCAGTTGCACAACTACTCCTTATCTACAACAACATATGAGATGGATTCTGAAAGCAAGCCACTTGCAAAAAGAGGTTTGTCTGGGCGGTAATCTGATGTAGATTTATAACGCTTTTCTTTCGCTTTAATTGTACTCTCAGCTAATTTGGGTGTTTCTACTTTGCTTAGTGCCTCAAATACATCACCGGCGGCAACACTACCGACAAGCTCTAATGCCTCTTCTACAGAATGCCCTTGCTTTAATAGGTTTGAAATTTCTTTTTGCCACTTTTTCCTATTATTGGAGAAAGCAGGTCTAAAAAAAGGTCTCGGCTTAATGGTGATTGTATGAGCAGGAATAGTTACTTCTGTCGCAAAATTCGATTTTTTCTTGCTGACAAAGCGACTACCATTTTTCTGTGTCCATTCGCCATTTTTATCTATTTGTCGATAAATAGTCGCCTGTCTGGCAGGAACAGTAAATATTCCGCCGTACTCGTGAATCGCCGCAACATAAGCAACAGGCGTGCCATCATCATAGCGTTGATGTCCAACAATACCGACTTTAACCACCTTTTTATTTGCGTCTTTCACGGCTTTAATCCGTGCCTCCAACGCTGCTTTAAATTTTGCACTCACACAAACACCCCACCGACTTTCCGCACTGCTTTACGTTCCGGCAAACCGCCGATATAAAAACCACCTGCAGACCATTGTTTTAGCAACGCCCACAACTGCAAGCCATAGGGCGAACCGGCAAGCCAATGCTGCCAAGCGTTTTTAGTCGGCGGTGTTGCGAATGAAACGCTTACGCTACCCTCGGAAGCAGAAGCAACAATGCCACCACCGCTGCTATTTTGTTGTGCTGTGCCGTCTGCATTTATCACAACATTGTTGGTATGGAGTAAATGAGCGGTCATTAATCGCATTGCAATCTCTAACCGCTTGCCGTTTAATACCCAACTTGCTTTTAAATGTTCTTCCGCCACCTCCGCCCAAAGCTCGATTGTTGGATCGTCTAAATCATCAAATACAGGAAACATTGTGCGAAAGTCGGTGATGTTCATTGTTACTTACCTTTGTTGTTTTTTACTTTGGTGCCGGCATTCTCAGCTTGATAGTCAGACGGCGTAACCGGTGCATCTTTATTGTCTAACGACATATCCGCAGCCACTTTTTCAGCATCTTGTGCTTTGCCGTCTTCCTGCACCACAATAAAACCATTTTCTAAATGCTGTTTAAAAATCGGGTTTGCTTTGAGTTGTTTAAGTTCTTCTTCCGATACCGAAGTGATAATCCCTAATGGTGTGATTAAACGGTCATTCGCAATCCCTGTGCCACCTTTAACAATTACGCTACCTTGTGGCACTTTTAAGCCGTTTGCACCGTCTGAATAAATGGTATAAGCATTATCACAAGTTAAGGTTGAATAGATATAAGGCATTATGTTTCTCCTGTTTAGGTAATAAAAAACCGCTCATAAAGAGCGGTCGTTTTTTGTTGTTTTTTTGCATTAAATGCCGGAAGCTCGATAAACAGCATAAGGGCGTTTACACATTACACCGGCAGTTGCGTTGGTGTAATCTTCCTTCACAATTTTGCCTTCAGGGTAAGCACCGAGAGCCATAAACTGTGCCGGTACGGCTTGCACCCAAACACGATTATCATCGTCCGAGCTGTCGCCATAAACTTCTTCAGCGTAGAGATATAACACATCAACGCCACCATTCGCTTTTACTAATTGCGGAGCAGTTGCTACACGACAATTTGGGTAAGTGTCTTTTAACCACGAAGCTACGCTTACGCCCATATCAGACACAACACCAAGATATACATCCGCACCGGTTGGTAATGCTAATACCGTTGGCGTAGTTTTTGGCTCAATAATGCCGTTTGATTGGGCGGCTAATTGCGAAAACGCAATGGTGATGTCGTTAGTAATTTCTAAGAACGTCTTAGTTGCCCATTTTGTGCCACCTGCTTTGCCGGTTGCAACGGTGTTATATGGCAATAATGCCGGATCGTTTAAGAAACCGTAGGTGCGAGAGTTGCCATCGTTATAGCCGTAGAAACCGACTTTGTTACGCTCAATATGTAACGCATTGGTTGCCGCCACACGTTTTGCAGCTGCACTGTCTAAACGCATTGCACCGGCACGGGCAGATTCTAATTTACCTACCGCAATGCCTTGTTCAAAGCGAATTACGGTACGGCGTGCAAATTCTACGTTCCAGTTTGCTAACGGAATTGGCGTTAAGTCGCCGTATGGTACTGCATTGCCTGTGGCTTCTAACACACCTTGAACGACTTCTTCATCGTGCCACTCGCCCACGGTCGTCATACCGATTAACTCATCGATTTTACGGGGTGCAGTTGCAGCGTGAACAAAACCCGGTAGCCACGCTTGCAAGAATTGAATCGGTGCACCGGTGCTACCTGTAAATACTCCGCCTTGCACATCATCCATCGCCCAGGCTTGTGGCGCTTTATTTAAGTAGTCTTGGCTAAAGCCAATACCGATTTTTGCCAGTGCTGCAAACTCCTTAACATTTTCAGAGTCCATTGCAATCACCGGTTTCTGTGCCGCCATTTGAGTTGCAAAACGGCGACCGCTGATATGCCCTTTTTGAATTGATTTAGTCATCTATCATTTCCTTAATTTGTTAAACGAACTACGGTTAAACCGCCGCTACTATTGGTTACCGGATAGCGATAAATCACCGCATTCGGCACTAACTGTTTACCACCTAAATTGCCTTTATCTGCAACGGTAGAAAGTTCGCCGGTAGTCGCATCGTACACAACAAAATCGCCGATCTTACACGCAGATTTCACACGAACGACGACATCACCCATCGTAACGAAATCACCACGACTGTGATCTGGCAATGCTAATGTCGGCTCTAATGTGCCTTTTTCTGTACCGTGTAATGGGTATTCTTTGGAGTTTGCCAAAATACCTGCAAACACCCGACCACTTGCAATTTCACCGCCTACTTTTGCCTCATTGGTTGCAGCGTCTTTAGTGAAAGCGTAACCAATAATGTTTTTTTGTGAACCCTCTGAGTTCATTACAAGGCTTTCTGCACGCATTGGGGAATCAAGATGAATATCACCCGGTACACCAAAGCCCTGTTCAATATTGATTTTTTGTTGAAATGTCATTTCTACCTACCTTATTGATTGATTTGACCATCAAGGAATGATTTACCGCTTGCCGGTAAGCCGTCCATTACACTCACTTGGTGCTGTTTATTTGCCGGCGTACGGTTTGCCATATAACCGGTAATCATCGCCATTTCTTGCCCTTTTGGGGCTTTTAAGCCTAATTTCGAGCAAGCATATTTAGCTACTGCATCGGCTGAGTCCATTGCTGATACATTAAACGACCCAGTAAATGCAGAGACTTTCTTATACAGAGCATCTCGTTCACCAATAGCTTTGATAGCACGACTGGTAATTTCCGCCGCATCCATTGCATTTGGTTCATTTGACTGCTTGTTGTCATCGTCCTTACCAGTTTCTTCCGGTGGCATATCGTCATCATCTTGACCGCTGCCACCTTCTAATTTCGCAATACGGGCATCTAAACGCTCGACTACATCAAGCAATTTGCTTAACACATCGCCTTCATCGTCTTGCCCCTCTTCATTAAATTCAGGTTCAGTCTCAGACTCTTGACTTGGCATTTCAGGCTCTTGCTCCTGCTCAGGCGTTGGCTCGTCATCTTCCGCACCACCTTCCGCCAATTCTGCGGCTTTGCTCAAAAGTGAGGAGGTTTCATTCATCTGTTTTGCTGCGTTTTCCAGCAATTCTTTTAATGTCATTTGTTTTTTCTCCATTATGGAATCACAAGTAAAAATAAACTGTTCGTGGTTTGGCTCAACATCACTGCTATCCATAACTCGAACATCTGCCCCCATTCTGCCTTTTTCGACTAAGGCTAAATGATTGCCCCTTAAATCCCGCTGGATATAGTCATATTTCTGCCCATTCCAAACGCCGGGACTATGTTCATAACTGCACCGATAACCGAGAGAAAGCTCTTTCTTGCCGTTCTCGATTTGTCGGGCAAACCGTTCTGAAAACACCTTAATGTTTCCGAATAATATGCCGTTTTTAAAATAAACGTCTTCCCCAATTACCCCATTTACGCCTTTCTTTTCAGCCGGTGTCATCCCCATTTCCTCACCGCCTAACATCGTGTGTTCGTCCACCCACGGAATTAAGCGAAAGCTAGGGATTGACTTTTCCAACTCCTCAGCAGGGCGGTAAACAGGGTAAAGTTGGTTTAAATCCGGTGGTTGTGTGCCGTCAGGTAATCGAATTTGCGAACCCCGATAAAGAAAAACCCCCTCTTTGCTGAGGGGGTTGTCTTTCACTTCAAACCAACCGTTTGTGTCAATATCTTTTTTGTCTTGTGCGAGTGTCATTGTTTCATCCTTTGCAACAAAATATCTAAGCGTTCGGAGATTGAAAAACCATCAGTCGCATATTTCTTTAACCCTTCCGGCATTTCTTTACCTGCCGGTAAATACCATTTCTTCTTAAACTTATCCCATTTTGCACCAAGAGCTTTTGCCCCGTCTTTTTCGGCGTATGGGACATTTAAGTAAGTAGCATTAGATTTTTTTATTGTAGCTTCTGATTTAACATAATTACTCCCAGAAGCTGACGGATTACTGTTTGTTGATATTCCCCAAGAGCTTACCTGCTCCTCATTTACAATTTTCACAGGAGTTAACCCAGCAGGAAGAGCCGGAATGCTTTTACCTTTTTTCTTAGGTTGATTGTTCGCTTTTTCCTTTTCAACAATATTAGCAACACTATTTGCAATATAGGCACCTTGCTCTGTTAGTCCATAAATATGCCTATCAGGATCGACTGCTTTCATCAAACCTGCTTTGACATAATCATCAGCAACCTTATTTAAGCCTAATTGCCTTACATCAAAACTTTCTCTTTGCCACGCAAATGTTGCGATTTCATTAAATTTCTGAGCTGAATATCCACCTTGTTTGTTAATCTTTTGCAATGCTTTTGCAAAATTAACGGTATCAGTTTCACTTATTTTTGAAAAATCTCTTGCTCCTTCAGTATTTCGTTGATGGGAATAAATCTCTTTAATTTGAGCAGAGAAAGGTTTTGACTTTTCCACCCGTTCTACCTTTGCTTGAGTACGTGATAAAGCCTTAATTTTTTCTGCTATACTTAGTGGTTTAGATAAATTTTCTAACTCAGCAATTCTTTTATCAACCTTGCCTTTCAACTTCAGGTATTCTTGCTGTACGCTTTCATTGTTTAAAGTCGCTACGGCACTTCGAGAGATATTTTCTAACGTCTTAGATAAACTTCGTAGTTCAGGCACATCCGCACTCTTAATCTTTTCCTCAGTTTTACGAGTTACTGTCTGAACGTTCTTTTCAAGTTGTTTCTTTGTTTCTAATGTTTCTCGCTGTGGCGTTTTTGGCCCATTAAAACTCTTACGAATTTCGTTAATTTTCTCGCCTTTGAATTTGCCACCCATACCGGCAATGATTCGACCTTCGTCGTCAATTTTGACCGGTGAGCCTTTACCTTTTTCGCCGTTAGGCTTAACTGTGATCCATTTATCGTCCATTGCGACAACCGAAAACAGTCTTTCAATACGGTTTCTATGTGATTGTGTGATGTTAATCATTTTCTACCTCAAAATCGAAGACAGGCTTCATACTGCACGCACAATTTGGCAGATGACCGGGCAAACCATAAACCTTTTCGCCGTACATATCGCCAATATAAGGCGGGTCATCAAACGAAAATACCCGACCGCTTAGTTTAACGTGTAAGGCCCTCGGCTCACGCCCACCGCCTGAATGTAGCCATTTGAATTTTTTTACACCCAATTTTTGCAATTTATGAGCCTGAACATTGTGATAAACCTTACGAGTTTGATCGAGAGCAACCAGTTCCGCTTTTCGCTCATTCCCTTTGTAGAGTTTTTGCAAAAACGGTTTTAATTCCGCAAAGCCTTTCCCCTTTGTTGAAATCGAGTGTGTCAGCACCTTTTGTACATCGCCCAAGTATTTCTCGGGCAAGGTTTTTATTAGCGATACCGCTTCAAGCGTGCCGGATTGGGTAATTTCTTTCAGTCGCTCATCCATAAAATCAGGATTAACCGTTAAATCTTTGCCGACCTCTTTCAAGCTCATCTTAATGGTTGCAGTAGAGTGTTTGAGCGTCTCCTGCACCATTCTAGCGGTTGTTTTTTTGGCTAAAATTGCAAAAATCGGATTATACTTACTTAAAAGCCGACTAAACAAAATCCGCAACTGCGCCACAATCGAGCCGTTTTTTGGCAGGTCATCATCTTCGGCATAAGCCTCAAAGCAAGATTGAATACCATTTAACGCCTCTTTGTGCATTGCTCGCATTAACCGCTTAATGCTTTTGGCATAACGCTCACCTGTTGAAGCATTGGCTATTAGTGGCTTGCCTTCAATCTGCGTGTTGTTCTGGTGCATTTTGCAGTTGCTCCACATTGACCGAATTAAGTAATGCGATTTCTTCTTCAGTTAAATCTAAATCTTCGCTGACATTGCCTAAATCATTAAAACCGGCTTCTCGGTCTTTTACTAACACAGTTCGAGCGTCAGCACCATCAATTACACCAGCCATAATTAGCGTAGAGTAAGTATCGGCTTTCAGCTTATTCAACTCTGCCAGCTCTTTTGCTGTTGGAGAATCAACCGGTCGCCAGTTAATTGTGGTATCTTCTACCTCATTACCAAATGATTTCATCACAAGCTGATGATGACGTTCTACAAACTCGGTCAAATCGTGTTCTTGAATACTCTCTAACTCTTGGTGATAGTTCTTCGCCTCTTCCGCACCAGTCGAAAATCCTTTCGGTGATGTGCCAAGTAATTTTGTTACCGGCACATTTGCAGCAGCGGCTACTATTTGATAGTTAGTCATAATCACTTCATCAAGGTCGCTCAATGTCGTGTCGTACTGGCTGAACTGGTCATCGTCTTTATCGCCAACCTTAATACCGTAGTTATCACGAGTTGCAATCCACGCTTGAATTTTTTCCCGATTGCCGTCAAAGTCCGCCATAAAAGCGTCCATATTGGTTTGCCATACGGTTGTGCGTTTTGAGGTAACTAATCCCAACGATTCATCGGTTGTTCGCTCCGCACTGTAAACCCGTTCCATAATCTTCTGCGGCGTTGAAATACCGCCATACATATAGACAGGCTTTAAAATATCCGGCACTTCATCATTGCGGAAAATCATCAAGTGCGAACGGTGGTATTTTTTACCGTTGATTTGCCAATAGGTCGGTTCGTAGAAATGCTGACTTGCCGGGTTATTCAACTCACCGCCGACCAAGATAGGCACACACCAGTAAGGATCGATTTGAATAATCCCTTTGTAGCTGTTTGGTTCTACACCGTCTAAATTAAACGGTTTTTCATAAAATTCAGGATCGCTTGACTCAATGTCAAACAATGCAATCCGCATACCAAACACACGCCCTAAGCGTACAAACTCTTCACAATGCCAACGGATACGGTATTTTTTATCAAAGCGTTGAAGCAGCTTGATTGTTTCATCTGAGATTTCATCGCCATTGATAGAGACTACATCAAAGCCGTTTCTGGTTGCGTCTCGTGCAGGTACAGAACAGGCTTTGCCTACAAGCCAGTTTTGCGACAAAATCGCACACATCTGATAGCCAATAAATGCCTTTGAAGCATACCAATCCGCCAAAGCAACGCTAATCGCTTCGGGATTTCGCACCGACATCTTCAAGCGTGATTCACTATCGCCATCTTGACCGACAGAAAGTGCGGTATTGATTTCATTATTTTTCTGAACAATATTCGCCAACACATCAAGAAACAGTTTAGACGGTTGCCCACGATAGAATTTACCGTTAGCCCAATAGGATTTAGGCTCTTCTATTTCTTGTTTTGGCTCTTCTTTTTTAAACCAACCAAACATATTTCTCTCTGTAATAAAAAACCGCCTGTATTGCTACAAGCGGTTGGATTTCAATAAAATTTTGCAATTAACCAAAATATGAAGACCCTTTCGCCAACAGCTCTGCATAAGCACGAGAACAAGCGTCTATGCGGTCATCGTGATTGCCATTCGGGAATAATCTCATTTCATTGATCAATCCCTCATTCCACGCCCCTTTAAGCATTTTCACGTTACCTACATTCACTTGTGAGGCAAACGGCTCGGCTCGGGTGAGCTTGTCGCCACTCTCAGGGCTGGTTTTAACGGGATAGCCTTGTAGCATTCGGGTTAAATACAGGGCTTGAGTTTTCCCAGCTTGCCCCGGGTCTTGTGGTAAGCTAATACGCACACTTTTCCCGTCTAAGGCTGCCGTGTTGCGGATCATATTATCCCGTTCGTCCGGCCCTAAATCGCCGTGTGCAATATCTGCAATGATCAGCGAACCATCTTCGCATTTGCCGAGTTTAACACCGGCGGTCGGGTCTCCGCCCACCGTTGCCCCCAAGTCCCAGCCACGCACCCATTTGATTTTACCTACCGGCAACGCTTCAATGATCGGCATTTGCGTTGGCTTAAATACACCGCCGTCAAGTGGTGCCGGATGTTGCATATATTGACCGGCAAACATATAGGGAGCTGCTTGTTCCATTTGGCGAAGTTGCTCAATGCTGTGCTTCTCCGGCCATAATGCTGAACCGTCTTTCTGAATAGCAGGCAAACACAACAATTCCCACTCTTCACCGTTTCCGCCGTTTAATAACCAACCGGCTAAATCGTTCTCGTGCAGGCGTTGCATAATCACGATAATCGGCGTGTTTTCCGGACTGTTCTTACGGCTCTCAACGGTATTCTGAAACCAATCAATCACATTTTGCCGCATTACTTCGGAGCGAGCCTCATCAGCTTTATGCGGATCGTCTATCAGAATTGCTCCGCCAAAACCGGCTCGCTCTTTACCTGCACCAAAACCGGTTATCGTACCGCCTGCACCGGTGGCATAGAACGCGCCGCCTTGTGAGGTTGTCCAATGGTTTTTTGCTTCACTATCAAGTGTGACATTCGGGAAGATTTCTTGATAGGCTTCGTGTTGAATAAGTGAGCGGATATTTGAACTATTATTAACCGCAAGCGTAGATGAATAACTAGCGTGAATAAACTCGCAGTCCGGCACTTGTCCAAAGCACCACGCCACGAAATTCACAATCGCAATTTCTGTCTTTGAATAACGTGGTGGAATGTTGATGATTAACCGCTTACACTCGCCACGAAACACTCGCATTAACGCGGCACAAATCAATTCGTGATGTAGTGCTTGTAGCCATTGATAACCCCGCTTTTGCTGAAACATATAGCGAGTGAAAAAATAGAGATCGGTTCTTGCCAGTTCAGCCGCCACGATTTTTTGTGCTGCACTAAACTGAAACATAACTACACCTTTTCTAATAATTCTTTGGCAATCGCCCTAAATTCATCGTTGGATAGGTTGATGTTTTGGCTGGTAACAGTCCCTGAAACCTCTTGAATTTGCTTATCACGCCATTTATCAGGCTGCCTATTTTTGAGCCAAAAAATGGCTGATGTTGGATCTGGCGGATAATGCTTAATCAAAGGCGTTTCAACAATTTGATTATCAATCACTCGAATATCAATATCTGGAGCCTCATAGCCCAATGCTCTTTTATAAAGGCTGTTGGCTACATTCGCATCAGCTAATAACTTTCCTTTTTTTATGGACTCCAAGAATTCAGGATATTCAATTTTCCAGTTATTAATAGTAGATTCAGCCACTTCAAAAAAATCGGCTATATCTTTGTCCGTTGCGCCAAGCAGACATAATTTTTCAACTTGAGTAACGTACTCTGGTTTATATTTTGTAGGTTGACCACGTGACTTAGACGTGGATTTACCCTCGTCTTTTTTAGCCATTGGGTTAAATTCCTTTACTTCATTGCATTTAATAGATTAGCAACAGCATTAATCAGCTTTGGCGACACGAACGCCAAAATAGGGACTGTTACTGCTAGGCTTATTTGCCATAAACCATATTCCATAAGAATCTCCTTGATGGTTACGGTTAAAAATGTAATAATTTCCATAACTTGTTACTCATTCCGTTTCAATGGGTAATAAAAAAACCTCGAACACCGCAAATGTTCGGGGTTTTGTTTTATATAAATCACATCACTTAGGTATTTCCTCGGTGTTTTATCCAACCAACCCCGAAACCATAGCTAAATCATGTAGCATTTACTTTTTATTAAAACAAAAGGGAGCAATTAAGCTCCCATTTTCATTAGCGGCTTAATCCGCCAAGTTATTTAAACCCTTGCTTAGTCTGTGCTTGCCACTCTCTAATACGGTCAATTTGACTCGCACACAAATCACGCTCTCCCATTACTTTAATGAGATACTCCACCGTATCGCCGTAGGTTTTACCGCTAAATGCTGTCCGCTCGCACGGCACAAGGTAAGCCGCAGGCGGATATAAATACTCAGTGCTGACGATTGTTTTGCTGGTGCAACCGCTTAATGCTATCAGCAACACCATTAGGCAAATCAGCCTTAGCACAACTGTCTTGTGCCAGTATTGATGTAATTTCATTCTTGGCCACCTCCACTTTATTCCGCAGCTCATTTGCAATTTTTTGGCTTTTTTCGACCGCTTGTCGCTCTTGCTCTAAGCTATCGGTTAGCCGTTGATTGGCTTTTTGCTGCTGCTCAATGGTTTGGGCTTGTGTTTGGTTTTCGGCTCTTAAGCCATCAATCTGCTTGGACTGATGCAAAACCCAGCCGCACAGCCCTAAAATCAAAATGACGGCAACGAGATAAATATATTTGCTCATTTATGCCGCCATTAATCTTTGATAGTAGTTCGTACGTTGTGATAGCCCGTGAGTACCGCCGTTAATCAACTTGGTTACTTTCAACACATCGCTACCGTAATTTGCCAACTTGCGGCTTTGCCAATACCACACGGCAACCTGCACGCAAAGAGCAAGGTTATTCGTGATTTGGTCAGGGCTGGTAACTAAACTTGGTAATCCCTCCCATTTAGCAAACTCGATATAATTTGCCTTACCGGTAATTTGAATTAAACCACGCCCACGATATTTCCAACCGTCTCCGCTTTGTTCATTGCCGTTTCCCATACGGTTCGCATATACTCGGTTAGCAATAGCACGCTTATCTCGAGCATAAAGTACGACATTGTGTTGGGTAAAATATTTCGGAAATGTGGCTAATAATGCCGTAGCGGAATAATTCAAATTCTCTTCAAAGGTTTTATAACCGGCACACTCTACGCCACATTGAGCCAAAAACATTGCTTGCTGATCTTTCGTTTTACAACCGGCTTTTTCAATGTATTTGGCAATTTCGGCATAAATTCCGTCAATCGCATTGGGGAACACTTGTTTAAATTTTCTTTCGCTAATTAACATATATCCACCGTTACTTATTCATCACTTTTTCGGTTAAAGCCGACATCATTTACTTCGATTTTTTTACGAATTAAGGCAAATAAAAATTCACGGATTTTCTCAGCTCCCACAAACCCAATCATTCCACCTGCAAAGGTAGATAAACTTTCGCCAACGCCAAAGTGGGTTAATAGCGACATACAAGAAAGCGTTAACGCTCCACAAATTGCACCATCAAGAAATCGCTGGCGATAAGTGCTTTTTTGTTGTAAAAACCACGCCCTGAGCATAGACATAAAAAAAGCCATTACAAATCCTGTAATGGCATTATAATTTTGCTGAATGTATGCACTAATTACCAGCCATACATTCGGATCTTTATCCGGCATCTTCATACTCCACCCCACTATCTCGGGGTAATAAAAAAGCCCCAAACATTTCTGCTCAGGGCTGTAAAATTCTAACCTGGTAAACATCATTTATACTACGTCCACCATTAGCACAAAATATATATCTAATGGGCACTAAAATCAAGGGTTAAATTGATATTTTTTTAATTTATTCGCAGAATGACTAGATGAAATCTTGCTTTCAAGAATATCTGCAATAATTCTTTCCGCTTTTTTGCATTTTTCTTGAATAATTTCTTTCCAACGTCTTTCTTTTCTACCCTCGCTGTCCCTTAGTTGATAATAAATAGCGATTTGCCGCTCCGAACGCCCGAACCAGTATTTTTGTTTGAGTATATCAGCTAACATTACGTCTCTTTTGGTGACTACCGTAAAAATCTCATTGATCAGCGTGCCGAGGCTATCGTTACAAACCTCTCTAGATGAAAGACTTTTAACCCCCTCCGCAGATTTCATCAGCCGGTAAATCATATTTACCCGACTTTCTAAATCCAATCCGCCAAACTCCCACGCCCCCCATAACCTTAGCAACTCTTCGATCCATTTCTGCTTTTCTGGCTCTAACCACTTGTTTTTAATTTTTCTAGGTAACACGCTCAAGCTCCTTGCACTTCGCTTTATAGACTTTGATTAAATCTTTGATTTGTTCGATAGTAAGTTTTAATGGTGGGTGGTCTTTACGCTCTAGGAACTCTACTCGCTCAAGTCCGATTTTCTCAATCAGGTTTATTCGATAATTCACAATATTGCCGCTTTTATGGTTGTTACAAACGGAACATTGTCGGTTGACGTTGTCCTCGTTAAACCGCAATTCAGGATTACCGCCAACGGTTTTATAATGCCCTGCGTGCCATTGCCCTTGATGATGGCGACCACACGAAATACAAGGTAAATCTTTATCTCTTAAACGGATAAACTTATTAAAAATATTTTGTAAGTCTTTCAACCAAGCAGAACGGCTTTTCAGTTTTTCTAATCTCTGCTTGCGCTCTTTACGCTCTGCCTTATCCGCCTGTTTACGTTTAGTCTCTGTCTTACGTTTACCCATTGCCATTGCACACTTTACCGAACAGACCTGCTGTGTGCTTTGGAATTTGATGTAATAACCGCCGCACTCTTTGCATTTGTGTTGCTTAGGTGGCTTATTAGCCATTCCAACCTCCTTTGTCTCTTTTATCAAACCACTCAATGAAGAAGAGTGAACTGGCACATACGCTAACAATAGCGATAGTGATTAAAATTAAAACCAACTCATCAATCATTCTTTTTACCTTTTCTTATTTTGCATAATTGCATTGTGCATATATTTATTTTATAATCCCTCATATCTAGAGGAGAGAGAAATGTTTAACTTAACCGAAGCCCATTTTAGAGATAAAGCTCTTTATCGGTTCTTCCAATATGGCGAAGTCAGCAGAACAATCCCTGCTAATCTCACAAGCGTATTAGCTCGCAAACTGGATATGATTAATGCAGCTGAAAATCTGAATGACTTACGCAGTCCGCCTGCTAATCGCTTAGAGTTACTTGAGCCGAAACAAAACAACGTCTATTCAATTCGAGTAAACAAACAGTATCGATTGATTTTCAAGTTTGAAAACAATGAACTCTCTGATTTATACCTTGACCCACACAATTACGACCTATAACGGAGGCAATATGATGCAACGTAAACCCACCCCTATCGGGGAAATTCTCCAAGAAGAATTTTTAGAGCCACTTAACCTAAAAATTGGCGATCTTGCTGAAATCTTAGCTGTTCATCGCAATACCGCCAGCAACATTGTGAATAACAGTTGCCGTGTTAGCCCTGAAATGGCGTTCAAACTGGCAAAAGCCTTTGATACCAGCCCTGAATTTTGGCTTAACTTACAAACTGCCTGCGATTTATGGGAACTCCGCCATAACAACCGCTTCCAACAAAGCCTTGATAGCGTAAAAGCCGTAAATCACTGGCAAGGTATGCCTGCATTTGCTTAAATTATCCCCTACGCTTGACAAGCTCCTCTGTTAGGCGTAGGATATTTCACAAGGTCTCAAAAGCCTTTACAAACAACGGTAATTCACCCCGTCAGCGTGATTTTTTTGTACCTAAATTTTAGTGGTCTAAGCCAAGCCATTACTTAGCCCATTACAAGCGGTCAAAAAACAACAATTTTTTACCAATGGTCGAGAGTGTGAGGAATACAACACCGTAAGGGAATAACTCCGCTTGATTGTTTGCAAGTTTTGAGCTCTCGACCGCCCGATTTTCGGGATTTCCATCAAAAGGAACAAACAATGACAACTCAAATTTCTACATTCAATTTCAAATCTAACCCTGTCCGTATTGAAATCATCAAAAATGAGCCGTACTTCTGCTTAGTTGATGTTTGTCTTGTGATGAACATTCAAAACTCACGCAGAGTGAATGCTGATATGCTAAATCAAGAGGGTGTACGCAAAGCGTACGTCCCCACCACCAGCGGTAATCAGGAACTTACTTTCATCAACGAACCAAACCTTTACCGTATCATCTTCAAATCACGCAAAGCCGAAGCAGTCGAGTTCCAAAACTGGGTCTTTGAAGAAGTGCTACCGCAAATCCGCAAAACGGGAAAATACCAAGCTCAACAGCAATTAGCCTTACCCGAGCCGCCAAAGAAATACCAACGAGAATTTACAAAATCTGATCTTGAAGATATTGCTTGGTGCTGGTTTGAAGCAAATCAAATGTGCGAGTTTATCGGAAGCCTTAAGCCGGCACTTCAAGCACTCGGCTCAAATTTATACCCCAAAGCACATTCAATGTTGAATACGGTATGCACCTAAAACGTATTGGTAAACTCGTTCACCGCATAACTCAAGGCATTGAGTTCGAAAGCCGTCCATTCCAAAAACTTGAGGAAAGTTTCACGCTAAAAGCTGAATTAGCTACAAGCTAAAACTCAAACTAAACCGACCGCTTGTTCCCGCAAGCGGTCTTTTTATCCCCAAAATCCAAATCTATCGTTAAAACGCACACCGTTTGATACACCCCAAGCGGTTGTATACTCAATCAAGCTAGTCATTCGTTTAACGCCCATTTTAGATGTCTGCTCACGCACATTGACTAACTCGCCCTCTAACCCGGTAACAAGCTTATACGGCAATTTCGTTGCTATCGTATGTCCGCTCACAATTAAATTCTTCCAACCGTATAAATCGTATCTATCCCCCTGCCATTCCGCTTGATTGGAAATATCGCCTAACATTGCGTGAAATTTATCGTTCTGCTCCATTGAACGGGTTTTAGGCTTAATCTCAATCACTAGCGGATTTTTATCATCTAACGGCAAGGCTAAAATCATCTCAATCGCACGCTTGCGAACCGCCTCATTCACTAAATACATTCGGGGTAAATTATGATCTGCCATTCGCTTTATTAACCTCTTTCTTGCTAAAGTACCCACAGGATTTTGTGCGGTTTAACGAGCAATCCTTGCTTACACTTGGGAATTGCCCTGTATAGTGTCCATTACAACGATACGGCTCATCTAAAAACCAGCCCCATTCATCATTAATGCTTAAATCCTCAAGCTCTCCGTTGCATTTAGGGCATTTATAAGTAATCATCTAAACCGTCCCACCCTTCGTTATCCTTCATAACCGCCAACCTTTTTAATAAAACCCTACCGCATTTTGGGTAACAATAGCTTGAAACAATCACACTTCATCCCCCCAAACATCCCAACCTTGGGTTTTATTTCTGGCGAACAACTCTATTCTTGGCAAGTCACCCATCAACTCAACTATCTTTTCTCTGACAATGTCAGGCTTTTTACTATGATGTTGTATTGGCTCAATAATTAATTGGCTCACTTTATTGCTTACCCTCGATGGCTTTCCTTTGGTTGCAATTAAACAGCATTCGGTATTACCTCTAGTCCATCGGCCCAAGCCAAAGAAAAAAGAATTCTTATTCTTCTTATTTGTCTTCACCCATTGAAACCCTATTGTTTTATAGTTGAACCCCCACGCCTCAATCAACTTTAAGCCCTCAGGTAACATAGGGTAAGTAACCCACAAAAACAGAATAGAATCTTTGTCTGAAATATCTTGGACCGGTAAATCACATATTTCTTTGATATTCATTGTTGTGTAATGGTTTTCTGCACTCCCATTACAGCCACTATCCTTATACTTCCAAGGCGGATCTGCATAAATAATTTTGTATTTTATATTTTTATCAAAATCTGTCATTGCATTGCTCCTGCTCGCTTTTTCTCATCTAAAAGCCTCTGAATGCGTGGGTCTAATGGTGGTTTTCTTTTCTCTTCAATCACCGGTTTAGGTGGTGGAATTTGCTCTCCGCTCATAATTCGTTTTGCCATTGCCACTAAGGCTTTTTCTGCTTGATTACGTAAGGTTTCATCTTTCCAACTATATTTCTTGTTACGTGCGTATAGGTCAGTTATCAACCAATATTCAGCGTTTGATTTAAATTTAAGTTTCTGAATCTCAATAAAATCAAATCTTAAAGAGCGATCCAAAAGCTTGAGTAACTGCTCTAAATCAGGTAATCCTAATTCGTGATAGTCAATCGTATTGCACCACTGGATAAATTTGCCGATACTCGGAACGAAATCATCAGTTTTTGCTCTTAATGCTTTCATACCATGTCGAACTTGCTCAACCGTGCGGATTCCGTTCTCCGCAAAGCCTAAAATCCATTGTTTTTTGGCTGTGGCAACTTGCTTTTCCGACCAGTATTGAATACTTGGGCAGCTTGCTAACAACTGGTCGAAAATGCGATCAACCAAGTTTTCGATTTCGCTGGATAATTTGCCTTGCTGCTCACCTAACACCGCAAGCGGTCGATTTTGCTCTGTTTTTTGCAGGCTCATCAAAGCACCTCCGCCCACGCTTCCGGTGTGTTCCATTCGGCACGCATATTGTCTTTTGGACGATGTTTAGGCTGCTCGTCTTGCCACTGCCAATCCGCCTTAAAACCTGTCCAGCCACGTTCAATCGCAATTTCTACCGCCTTTTGAATCGGGATTTTGGCTTTGTCTGCCTCTCGCTGATAGCCATTCAGTGCAGTTTCGGTAATCGGGGCTTTTTTGGCTTTGCGGTGTACGATAAAATCCTCCGCCAATTTGCCTGTGATGTCGAATTGCTCAAGCAACACCAACACAGCAGATTTTTTAGTCTCACGTGTGTGTGCGTTAATACCCGTAAGGGTATTATTATGATCATTAGTATTTTTATAATTAGTATTATTATCTGTCGGATTTTTTTCCGAGCTTTCTCGGAAATTTTTCCGAGTTTG